AAAACAGGAGCTGAACACAAGTGGAGAAACTGATGTAGTTGTAGAAACAAAAACACCAGAAAAAAAACAGACGTTAATAAATGAACCTATAGAAAGTATGGGTTCAGAAGTTAAGAAGCCGGGAATAGAAGGCATCACAGTTGAACAAGAAGTTGATGCACCAGAAAAATCTGAAACTTCTAGACCAAAAAAAGATAATTTAAGTGAACATACGGATTCTGTTCAAATAAGAATAAATCAACTTACACGCGCGCGCAGGGAAGCGGAAAGACAAAGAGAAGCTGCAGTTCAATATGCAAAAGGAGTACAGAAACAATTACAAGATTTGCAAAAGAATTACAGTAATTATGATGCGCAATATGTAAAAGAATTCGAAGCAAGAGTGAATGCAGAAACTGCATCAGTAAAAACTCAACTTAAGTCTGCAATAGAAAATCAGGATGCTGAAGCTATTATGCAGGCTCAGGAAAAGTTAACTGGTTTAGCTGTTCAAAAAGAACGTGCTAATTTTACAAATGCTGAGAGGGCTCTTCAGTCACAAAGGACAGAAGAGGTAAAATCAACAAGTGTAGATCAGCAAATTGCTAATAATTTACCAGCTGAACCATCAAGAAAAGCTCAAAAATGGGCTGAAACTAATAATTGGTTTGGTAATGATAAAATTATGACAAATGCTGCATATACAATTCACGAAGATTTAGTAAGTCAAGGGTTTGACACTGAAAGTGATGAGTATTATACTGAAATAGATAAATTAATGAAGGATTCATTTCCTCATAAATTTACAGATTTACAGGAGCAACCTCAAAGAAAGATCGTCCAAACAGTTGCACCTGCTGGTAGAACCAACTCAGGACGCAGGACTGTGCGACTCACCAAAGCACAAGTTAGTATGGCTAAAAAATTAGGGGTGCCACTAGAAGAATACGCTAAATACGTGAAGGAAGGAGCTTAATATGGAAGACATAAACAAAACCTCACGCGCGACAGACGAAAGATCGAAAACAGAAAGATCAAAACACTGGACGCCTCCATCATCTTTGGATGCACCAAAGCCGAAAGATGGATTTGTACATAGATGGTTAAGATACGAGATTGCAGGATTTCAAGATACTGCAAACATGAGTAAACGACTTAGAGAAGGCTATGAACTAGTTAAATCTGAGGAAGTTGAAAGTGGATCTCATAATTTTCCTGTCTACGATAAATCTCATCGTTACGCTGGGTTCATTGGGGTTGGTGGCCTTGTTCTGGCAAGGATACCGATTGAGATTGCAAAATCACGCGCAGAGTATTTCGCAAGAATTACTCAAGATCAGATGAACGCTGTAGATAATGATCTTATGAAGGAACAGAATCCGGGTATGCCTATTAATATTAATAGACAAACTCGTGTAACTTTTGGTGGTGGACGAAAAAAATAATTTTTTTGTTATACCATCGTAACATAAATAAAAACGGAGAAAAAAAACTATGGCAAACGTAAATGAAAAGTTCGGTCTTAGACCGTACAGATCACTTAATGGAGCTCCATGGAACAATGCCCAAAACAGATATACAATAGCAAATAATCTTTCTACTGCTATATTTCAGGGCGATCCAGTAAAACCAACGACTGCAGGTAATGTAACGTTGGCACGATCAAATACATCTGATCGTATTGTTGGTGTGTTCAATGGTGTTTTCTATAATGATCCAACAACACAAAAGCCTACTTTTAGAAATTCGTATCCAGGTTCTATCGCAGCAGCAGGAATTACTGCATTTGTTGTAGATGATCCAAATACAATTTATTTAGTAGACGCAGATGCTGCTTTCACAAGAGCTGATCTGTTTAGAAACTACTCATTAACAGTGGTTACAGGAAATACTTTAACTGGTATTTCTGAAAAACAACTTGACGTTAGTGTGTCTGGTATTACTACAACTTTCGCGGTTCAAGCAATTGATATCCAAGAAGGCGCAAGTGACTCAGATACAACAACAGCAGGTGTTAATGTATTAGTTAGAATCAACAATCACTTCTATAGAAGTGGTACTGCAGGTATATAATAAAGGATAAAAAATATGGCTATCTCAAGACAACAATTGACAAAAGAGCTAGAACCAGGTTTGAATGCTTTATTCGGACTTGAGTACTCTAGATATGAAAACGAACACGCAGAAATCTACGTAACAGAAACTTCAGACAGAGCGTTTGAAGAAGAAGTTATGTTATCAGGTTTCGGTGCTGCTCCAGTTAAGCAAGAAGGTGCTGCGGTTGTATTTGACCAAGCAAACGAAGCTTTTACTGCGAGATACACGCATGAAACTATCGCTTTAGCTTTTGCTATAACAGAAGAAGCTATTGAAGATAACTTATACGATAGACTAGCTGGTCGTTACACAAGAGCATTGGCAAGATCAATGTCAAACACTAAACAAGTTAAAGCGGCTGCTGTGCTTAACCAAGCGCAGATTACGACTGTAACTGGTGGTGATGGCGTTTCTCTTATCAATAACTCTCACCCGTTAGCAAACGGAAACACTTTTTCAAACGTATTAGCAACAGCTGCTGATTTGAATGAAACATCATTAGAGCAATCATTAATTGATATTGCTGGTTTTGTTGATGAAAGAGGATTAAGAATTGCTGTTCAAGGCACTAAAATGATAATTCCAAAAGAATTACAATTTACTGCTGAGAGAATTCTGAAATCACCTCTTAGAGTGGGTACAGCTGATAACGATATCAACGCTATTGGTAATATGGGAATGTTACCTCAAGGTTACAGAGTGAATCACTTCTTAACAGATACAGATTCGTTCTTTATTTTGACTGATATTCCTAACGGTTTAAAACACTTTGAAAGAGCACCATTAAGAACAGCTCTTGAAGGTGATTTTGATACAGGAAACGTACGATTCAAAGCTAGAGAAAGATACAGCTTCGGCTTCTCTGACCCTAGATGTGTATTCGGTAACGGAAACTTACCTACATCTTAATAGTTAGGTTTGACAATCAAAGAAGGGGCTGGTGTTTACACTGGCCCCTTTTTCATTTATAATCATTTCACTATACTTAAATTAACTTCTGATCTAGACGCGTATAGTCGACGGCCTAGAGACTGGATTGGAAAAACTAGGAGAATATATCATGGCACAAACAACGTTTTCGGGACCAGTCACATCAAATGCTGGTTTCAATTCTGATGACACACTAACTTCAGCAGATCTTTCATCTGGAGGTTTTAACTTAACTGACTTTACTGTAAGACCAGCAGCAACTTATGCTGGAACAGTAGCGGCAGTTGTAGGAGCGGTAAATAAAAGAACTGCTAACACAGTAGGCGGTAATATGTTTGGAGTATATGCACAAACATCATTCAGCAACAATCCAACAAGCACAATTTCAGGTTTGAACACAGCGGTTTATGGTGTAGTTGATTGTGGATCAAGTACAAACATTGGTGCAGCTTATGGCGCTACTTTTGATTTTGCACAATTTGCAGGAACAAGAGCATCAGCTCCAAAAGCATTTATAGCTTTTGGTGAAGAATCATCTGCAACTAATCCTTGCTTAAATTTATTTGACATAGGTAGACTTGGTAAAAACGTAGCAGCAGGTTTAGCTTTAACAACAGCAGTAACACCAACTGTAGATGGTGGTCAAATACGAGTTCTTGTAAATGGTGCTATTCGTTATATTAAATTATTTAGCACATCTGCATAATATGAACGATAAAACAATTAAAGAACGTATTAAAACTTTAGAAGCCCAACGTGCTCAAGCAGTTTCAAATGTGCATGCAATTGAGGGAGCAATACAAGATTGTAAATTTTGGTTAGAAGAAATTTCTAAACCACAAATTAATGATAATGTAATGAAAATTAATAAAGACAAAAAATAATTTTTAAGGAGCTCGAGAGGGCTCCTTAATTTAAGGAGAAAAATATGAAATCAGATGTAAAACCGGTCGTAACAAGTTCAAGTAATGCAGTATTATTTACAGGACCAACTAGATTAAGAGGATATGCTGTTCAATCAACTGGAACTGCGGGTTCTGTTGTAATAAATGGTTTAGTAAATTCTACAACTGTTAGTTCTTCTACAAATACAGAAGTATTTATTCCAGTAAGAGTGGGTGCAAACCAAACTGAAACATTAAATCTTCCAGAAGATGGTGTTTTATATGCTGCACGAAATGGTACAGGTATTATTAATGGTATTGGCATAACAAATAACACAGCTAGTTTAAACGTAGTATTATTTATAGATAAATAATATGAAAGACTATGTAGCTGAACTACTAGGTCTTAAAGATGGTGGAATGCCATCACGTAATAAAAAAAATTTCAGATCTACAAAATCTGGAGCGGGCATGACACAAGAAGGTGTTAATGCTTATCGTAGATTAAACCCAGGATCTAAATTATCAACTGCAGTTACTGAAGATAGACCAGGGCCAAAAAGATCTGCCAGAAGAAAATCATATTGTGCAAGATCTGCTGGTCAAATGAAAATGTTTCCAAAAGCTGCAAATGATCCAAATTCAAGATTAAGACAAGCACGAAAAAGATGGAAATGTTAGTATCAAATGTCTTATTTAAATGCTAATATACCACCAATTTATTGTAAGATAAGAAGGGAATATTTATATGACTTACGAGAACATCATGGCGAAGTTGAAGATTGTGTGGTCTTTGCTATTGCAAGTATTCCAGGGCGTGCAATCTTATTTCATGCTTTACTTACGAATGGTGCAATATACTGGAGGCTTCCTATCAGTGCTTTTCTTCAAGGAAGAAACAGCAGTACTGTGCATCAAGGAAAAATGGAATCTCCAAATCTCGAAGATCTTGAGCTATGGAATTCATTTAGTTATTATCCTGCAGATCTTGAGTTATGGAATTCATTTAGTTATTATCCTGCTATTACTACTTTTGATTTTTTAATCGGGCAACGCTGTAAATATTTAGGAAAGGATAAAAAATTTATTCATGGCGAATATTTATTTACAATTGATTGGGCACATCCAGAACCTAATATCTTGGATACTGAACATTCCGAAATTCCTGATCAACATAAGTGCGCACATATTTTGGCTCTTGATAACGGTAATTA